AAGAATCAGAAAAGAAAGCATTTTATCACGGTAGGTTGATTAGATAATGTCAGCGAGAGAAAACATAGCAATCAACATATTTGAACAGTTGGAGAACATGACTGATCCGGCACCTAACCACATATCCAGGGAGATATTTGATGTGCAGAAGCTTGCCATCACGCAGTTCCCCGCGATACTGTTGGTGACTGCCAACGAGGACAGGGAAGACATCACGTCAACGGAGAGACTGGGTAGCATACAGTTCCAACTTAGATGTTATGTGAGGGGCACACAGATAGACACACTCAGGAACGAGATAGTAGAAAGAATTGAAGAAACACTTGAGGTTTCAAGGAACAGAGATTTAACATTATCATCAGCCAACATACACAATGTATCAACACAGGTCATAGGTATAGAGGTCGTTGACAGGGATCCACCATTGGGTGAGGTCATAGTGAGCGTGAATGTTAGATACACATACAAAAAAGGAGTATTGTAATATGTCCATGTTAATGTGGAAAGGTAAAGTTTCAAAGGTGATAGACAACAAGGTTGTCTCATCACACAAGAAAGATGGTTGGACTTTTTCAAAACCATCGATAATCAAAAATGTCCGTAGGAGACCTACCAAGGTTGATACAGACACAACGGTTGTCAAATTAAAAGCGAGATTGGGGCAAAGTTCACCTGGTCTATCAATAACAAAGGAGACAAACAATGGCGACTAATACAGGAACATACACAGGCGAAGCCGGTGTAGTTAAGTTCAGTGGTGATGCGTCGGCGGTTACTGTCGTTGCATCTGTGAGAGGATTTGAAATTTCTCAAACTGCAGATGCTGTTGAATCAACAGTCATGGGGACTACAGGCAGAGCATATATTGCCGGCAAGACTTCATACACTGGTTCAATGGACCTTTATTTCAGAGACAATGACGAGAATGGTCAAACAGCACTCTTTTCAGCAATAGGAAATGATCCTACTGCCATCGAGTTATACCCTTCTGGTGAGACAACTGGAATCAAGTTAAGCGGAAATGTAATCATAACCGATCACACAATCACTGCAAACTTTGATGGCATCGTAGAAGCTACGGTATCATTCACAGGAAGTGGTGCATTAACTAGAGCGGAGTTATAATAGTTTTATAACGATGTTAAAAGTGAATGTATCATTCAATTCGACAAAAGCAACTGCTGGTCTAAAAAATTCAATTGATCAGATAGTTCGCTCGATAACCACGGATCTTTTTGATAGTATCAAGAAGATTACACCAGTTCGTTCTGGTCGTGCTAAACGAAGTTGGCGTATGGACAAGAAGTCTAATTCTAGCTACCAAGTTAGGAACAAGCAACCATACATCGAACGTTTAGACGCAGGTTATTCGAAACAGGCCCCTAACGGCATGACACGACCGGCCATACGGGAGGTCCTATCTAAAAATAGGTCAAGGAGAACACGATAATGAGTATAACAGACAAAATAAGCAAACACTACCAAACAAGCATTGGTGGGGAGATGCAGAAATATCATTGCGAGGAGTGGGGCACTGATATCTTTTACAGAACAACATATCCGCTTAAAGACGAAGCCAAGGTTTTGGAATTACAAGCTCAAGGTAAGACCATCGAAGCATTGGTTGAAAGTATTATAACGAAGGCCAGAGACAAAGACGGTAAGAGGCTCTTCCATGATGCTGACACAGTGAAGTTAATGAATGAGGCAGATCCACTTGTAGTGGTTAAGGTTGCAACAACCATTAACAACGCCAAATTGACTGCACCACAGGATTCCATCGCAAAGGAATAGAGTCCAGTGTTGAGTTAAGGTTTGTGATGACGCTCGCGGACAGATTGAAGAAGTCTGTTGAAGAAATATTGCAAATGACGACGCTGGAGAAGGATTTGTGGGCGGGTTATTTTATGTTTGAGCATAAGGAGAATAAAAAGACTATGAACAAACAAAAACAACAAGCAAGGGCTAGAAAATAATGGCAACTACCCCACTAAATGTTGACATCAAAGTCAAGGGCCAGAACGCCCTAGGATCGGTCAACGGACAATTAAGATCAATGCAGACCTCGGGTCTGAAGTTGACATCAATCCTTAAGGGTGCGGGTGTGGCGTTATTGGCCATGGGAGCCGCGAGGTTGGTTGGCAGTATAGTCAACACAGTAAGGACCTTCGAGGATCTAAAAGCAACTTTGGTCACCATCGAGGGTGATGCGATAAAGGCAGGTGAAGCCTTTGAATTGATCAGAAAATTCACAGCAGGAACAACATTCCAACTAGAAGAAGTATCCAACGCATTCGTGACATTCAGGAACGCAGGTCTAAGTCCTACGCAGGACATGATGAGCGAGATAGGAAACATTGCGGCTGGTATGGGCAAAAGATTTGACGATGTTGCCAAAGCAGTATTCAACGCCACAACTGGTGAATTTGAAATGCTTAAACAACTTGGTATCAAGGTCAAGGTAGAGGGCGATAACCTCACAGCCATATTCAGGGGAACAGAAACAAAATTAAAAAACAACACAGACGAGATACTTGGATTCATCAGAAGCATAGGTAAGGAAGAGTTCGCAGGTGCCTTAGAGGCAAGGGCTGAAACATTGAGTGGTGCTTTCTCTAACTTCCAAGATGCATTGGCAGAGACTGCCATGGAACTTGGTGAGGGTGGACTGAAGACCGAACTTACTGAAGTGGCCAGGGGCATGACTGCGTTCATAAGTGAGAACAAGGAAGCCATCACAACCGTAGGAAAATTTGTTGGAGTGACTTTGGGTCTATTGATAGACGCACTAGGAATGGTTGCCAAAGCAATATTCAACGTCCTACACGTCTTGGGCATAGTGACAAATGCCATAGTAGATTTCGGCAAGTCCATAATGAAGTATATCCCTTTCATTGACAAACAATCATCAGCAATGAATGACAACGTGGTTGCCATGAGGAATATGCACGAGGCATACAAGGTCACGGTAGGTGCGACGGAAGAAGCATCAGTATCAATCGAAGAGAACGCAGAGGTGGTCAAAGAAGCCACCAAATCATATGCTTTCTACGAGGACGGTATAATCAGGATCAAGGATGCCACGAAGAGGGCGGAAAAACAACAGAGGGCATTTGAAGAGTCAATCGCGGATGACGTGATACTGCAGGCTCTTAAGAGAACCATAGGTGAAGGGATGACACCATTGGAAGGCAAGATAACGGCAGTGGCCGCAGGAATGCAGGCATTCCAGAACACGGCATCTAGTGCATTGACTGACGTTATAATGGGAACCAAGTCATTGAGTGATGCGTTGGGCGAGATAGTGAACGCAACACTGAAAGCAATGATACAGGGATTCATAAACTTGGGTGTTGTCATATTCATACTTGAACCATTAGAAAGAAAATTAAGAGACATCAAGAACAGACAGAGGGGTATCAACAGCGAACTTAAAACAGAGTTGGCACTGAGGGCGGCCTTGGCAATCTTCACAGGTGGTGCATCAATGTTTGGTGGCTTCTTTGCGAACGGTGGACAGGTATCTGCCAACCAACCAATCGTGGTAGGTGAGAGAGGACCAGAATTATTTGTTCCAGGATCTTCAGGATCAATCGTGTCCAACAGTGACATGGGAGACATGGGAACTGGTCAAGCAGTAGGTGGTGGAGGTGGTGGAGACAGCATCGAAGTCACATTTAACATCAACACAATCGACGCTACAGACTTCGATCAACTGTTGACTACCAGACAGGATCTGATAGTTGGCTTGATCAACAGGAGTCTAGCTGAAAGAGGCAAAAGGAGTTTATTAGCATAATGGCATTATTCACGCCCAACAAAGGATTCAAGACATTAGATTTCCAAAGCAACAGCAACACTCGTGTGACGACGTCAGTGAGCGGCAAGACACACAGAAGAAAGATAGGTGCACAATTTTGGAGTGCCAAACTACAATCACCAGCAATGTCCAAAGTGGACTTCATGGCTGATTACAGTTTCATCGTAAAACAAGATGGATCTTTTGGTGCTTTCACAATCATACTACCTGAGGTTAGTTCCTCAAAAGGCACAGTGTCAGGAGTTATAACTGTGGTGGCTAACACCAGCACAGACCCAGTGATGAGTCCAGTGGCAGGATCTTCCAAGGTTGGTGTGAACACTGTTGCATCAGGCACACTGAAGAAAGGTGATCTAATAAAATTTTCAAATCACAGCAAAGTTTATATGTTGACGGAAGACGTTGACATGGATGGCAGTTCAGTGAACACATTGGACATATATCCACCATTACAGACCACAGTGACTGCTTCACACACAGTGACCTATGACAATGTTCCGTTGACAGTGTTCTCTGACAAGGATCAAATAAAATACGTCACATCATTGGATGGCACATTCAAGTATGAAATAATTTTGAATGAGGAAGTGTAATGACAAGAAGTATTGCCAGTGCAACACAGACAAAATTAGCGGCTAATCAAATATTTGTTGCTGACCTAATCGAATTACAACTATCAACAGCACAATACCTTACCACAACAAATTTAGACATCACATACGATTCACTGACGGCACCTGACGCGGGCAACAACACATACCTGGCACAGGGACAGTTTTTAAGTTATGGAAACATAGTCGAATCAGCGGATCTCAGGATCAACTCCATCGACATGGAGTTCACTGCTGTTGACCTAACAACAATTGGCTTGCTGTTAAACAACAATTTCATAGACAAGAGGGTGGTGATATATAGGGTTATATTGGGCAATGATTACACTTTCGAAGCGGATGATGTTTGGATGTTGTTCGATGGAAACATAACAGCATATGGAATCAAAGAGACCGGAGAGACTGCCACAGTCACCATAACAGTGGCATCACAGTTCGCGGACTTCATGAGGACAAGCGGCAGGAAATCAAATCCTGCGTCACAGAACATACACTTCGCGAATGACAGGGGCATGGACTTCTCTCCACAGATCGTCAAAGACATCAAATGGGGGAAAGCATAATGTATTGTAGAGCAGTCACACCAAGAGACCACAAAGAATTCTACGTCCTGGCATACAAGAGTTTCGTGGAGAGGGAAGACGTTGGTATAGATTTCAACGAGACAGTATTCAACCAAATAGTCAAGAACACATTGGTGCACGAGAGCCATCACATACAAGGATTGTTCGAGGATGACATCATGGTTGGTTTCTGTGTTGTGATGTTGGACAAGATACCTTTCAGCAATCAACCAGTGGCGATATTTGACCTCATACACACGGACGTGGCACACAGGAAGATAGACAACTTCCAGATGATGTTCACTGCCATAATGAAAGTGGTGCAAGACCATGGCGTGAAGAAACTGTGTCTGAACAGCAAGAATTTAATCCTGGACGAGGACCAGAAAACAATATTATTATCAAGGAACGATTTCACTAATCAAAGCATCAATTGGGAGAAGAACTTATAATGGGATTTTTCAAAAAGATATTTCGAGCGGTAAAGAGTGTAGTCAAGAGTGTGGTCAAAGCAGTCACGAAGGTGATTGGTGCGATAGCACAACCTTTTGGATTCTCACCTGACATCCCAGACTTCGGATTCGAAGATGGTGGTGATCAGTCGGCGGGCATACAAGGGGTATTGATCAACAAAGACAGTGCGATAGCCAACATACCGGTCGTGTATGGCACAAGGATGGTTGGTGGTGTGAGGGTGTTCGTTTCAACGAACGGAACAGACAACAAATACCTATACCTTGCTTTGGTGCTTTCGGAGGGAACCGTAGACAGTGTGACAACACTGTTGATAGATGACAACGAGATAACGATACCTTCACTGACCCATGGCACACTGAGGACCTGTGTCGCAGGCAAACACGCTGACAGATTGAAAGTGCAATTCTTCGATGGCAGGGACGACCAGGTGGCAAGTTCACTGTTGAGCGAGGCACCTACTTGGGGCAGTAATCACAAGTTGAGTGGTTTGGCCTACCTAGCATTCAGGTTTGAATGGAAGAAGATCACGGACCAAGCGTCGGCTGACAACAACCCATACACCGGTGGCGTTCCCAACGTCAAGGTGGTGATAAAGGGCAAGAAGATATATGACGCCACACAACTGACGGCAGATTCAACCACACAACACAACACCGCATACGCAGACGAACCTACAGTGTTCACCAACAATCCTGTGAGTGTGCTCTACGATTACATGAGGAATCCGAGATATGGCAAGGGATTGTCCAACTCCGCATTCAATCATGGCACGTGGAAGACGGCGGCGGACCTTTGTGACCAAACAGTGACCTACACATCATCAGTCAACGGCAAGTCATTCACTTGCGACGCTGTGGTGGCAACGTCACAGAGCATAATGAGCAACATCAAGATAATGCTGATGGGTTTCAGGGGCATAATGCCTTTCACACAGGGACAATACAAATTACTGATAGAACATGGCGGGGACGACACGGACATCACGGCAACACCAAGTGATCCAACAACCGTGTTCTCTGTCACGAACGATCACATCGTTGGTGGACTACAATTAGAGGGGGAGAACAAGAGCAACAAGGTCAACAGGTGCATAGTCACCTATGTTGATCCAGACGCAGACTTCCAACCAAACCAAGCTGTGTTCCCAACCGCGGGATCCAGCACGGACAACAGTTTCCTGAGCGAGGACAACGGAATAAGATTAGAGAAGACAGTGACACTGCCAACGGTTGCCAGCAGAGAACAGGCATTGCAGTTCG